ACACCTAGAATCGTATCGCTCACTACTATGTTATCTGTGCTTGTGTCGTTACTCACAAATAACTCAATGTAGTCATTTGTAGCAAGGCTGACATTGAAAAACGTGCCAGCATTAGCGCCGCCGCTTGAGTCAACCTGTCTTACAATCTTAGTGCCAGCAATAGCTGTACCATTCTTGGCTATGTATATTCCAACATCCTGATTTGGAGATGATGCGCTGGTAAATGTCACCGTAGCTTTTACAGTCAATACCGTTGTAGAGCCTCCGGTATATGTCAACCTTCCTGTGGCATCACCTGTAAACTGACTCACAATATCCGTGGTAAAAGTTCCTGCAACCTTAGTTGGCGTGCTGGTTGCACTAATTACCGTAGCTGTTGAGTTACCTTGCATATGAACAGTGCCATATCTGGCCTGCTCAACAACAGCGACTGTAACGTGATTACCTGAAGCGGTAAGGCTTATTCTGTTACCCGCAACAAGGCTTGCAATGTCAGGAGTTGCATCTGTTGTGTTCAAAAGTAACGGCGTTCCTGTAGAGTCAGCGCTGAAATTGTGCTTGATCTCTACGCCGTTCTGAGCAGATACACTAGCCAGTATGCCAGCTCCGCTCTCCACGTTTCTGATCTTGTTGACCGTGCCGTCAATGTCTAATACAGCAACGCCAGTAGGCGCACCGTCTTGTTCAATTGATCCGGTAACACCTAGACCGCCAACAAAATTAGCGTAACTGATCTTGTAGTTTGTCCCGTTTACGAAATAGTCCATAAACGCGCCAGCGTCTACTGTAGTTTTAGCTACAAAATCGGACTTCTTGCGGCCTTGCGCTCTATCAACCATCTGTATTCAGCTCCAAACCTATTGCGCCTGTAGTCTCTGCCAGAATGACAGCTTCCTCGTCTGGATAGAAATGACCGGGAAAGCCATACAGCATATCTTCGTTTCCAGAACCGATAGGCAGCGTAGAAGGATTCTTGGTTTCTCCCATTGTCTGACCAAGCAACCGCATCGTGTTGAATCCATCACGCGCAGCCTTTACCAAACCTTGAGAAATGACACCGTTGTAGTCAGGCGCAACCTCAATCGCCATGTTAGCGATCAAGCCTCTCAGAGCGCCTGTGGGGATCGTAACGTCATCACCTAAGTCAGACACCTCGGTATATCCTAACTGTATACCTTGAGCGTCTAGCTCGGTCATGTAGTTGTTCATCGCAAAGATGAAGTCATTAAATTCATCAGGCTCCAGCGGTGCTTCGCTGGCCTGTACTAATATTCTTTGTAAGGATGCCTTAGCAACCTGCGCGACAGTAGCCATTATTCGAAAGTCGGGCCTTTCTTCTTCGCAGTTCTTGCGCTTTGCCGAAATGCTTCAGCAGTAGGCGCTCCGCTAGAACCGGGCCTTCTCATACGCTCAGGTGTTCTGCCTTGCGCTTTTTGGCGCTGTATTCTTTTACGCTTCTTGTGAATGTTCGCGTATAGACCGTCACTCATATTTAGCACCTGTAGCTTTTCGGTTCCTCATCGACTTTGCGCCTTTGCACTTCCAGCGCTTGCGACTCAGATTGTTAGGAGTATTTGGATCGTTTTGCTTCTCTTTCGGTAATCGTTTCTTTATCCCCAGACTGCGAGCGCAGTAGCTATCTCCTTTGCTCGTACCGGGTTTAACACGAGGCCCACCGCCTTTGGCTTGTCCTGCCTGCCCGTAGCTGACACGTTTGCCGCTGGCGGTGACCTTGACTTTAGCTTTACCTTTTCTGGGTTTAGCCATAAAAAAAGCGGGAGCCGACTACCAAAGCAGCTCCCGAAGACCTCGTGGGGATTATGGTCTGCCGAAGCCTTGACCAGCCATGAACGGATTGAATGTTGCATATGCAGGCAACAAGTCAAAACGAACCTTCTGGGTGTTGGCATCACCATCTGCGTACTTGCTTACACGGATGCTCATACCGTCTTCGGTAGTAGCAATAGTGTCAGTAGAGTACAGCTTAGGCAGCTTCACAGTACCAAGTCCGAAAGCCTGCTTAGTGAAGAACAGGTTTGGCTGGTACAGAGTAGCTGAAGCACTGAGAATGTTTACAACATCACCAGATGTAGGCGCAGTGTCTACAGTGTTGTACTGACCATTAGCTTCTTGAATAGCTGGGCCTGCAACAACAAGTGTGCCAGCACCAGAACCGTCCAGAGTAACGTCAGCAGTTACAACGCCTGTCCACAATACGTTTGCACCAGCAGCGTCAATCATTGGCTGACGAGTATCAAGGTTCAAACGATTTACACCAGCGATAGTGACCATATCACCAGCCTTAACAACCATAGACGCTTGGAAACCAGTTACAGCAAGGTTTTGCGTCATAGTGTCTTTAGCTGTGACGTAGGTAGCGTCTGGAGTTGAAGCCAGAGTACCTGCACGGTCAGCACCAGTGCCTGAAGTGAAGCTAGACAAAGCGTTAGAAGTAAGCGCTCGCATTCCACCGAAGTTAGTAGAAATCTGTGCTTTCTCCCATGCAGTGCGTACTAGCTGGTCAGAAGCGTTCAGACCTTGCTGCACGTTAGCCAGTGCGCTAGTTGTGAACGGGTTCATCAGGTAGTATTTTTCAGCCGCCATTGGTACGCCGATGGAATCCATCAGTGCGCCAGCGCCTGCTACATCACCCCATGCGTCAACCGCGTTACCGTGATCACCATACTTGAGGTTGCTGTTCTTGAGCATGAAGCCTGCAAGATCAATCTCAAGGTCAGTCACGATGCGGCGAGCCATAGGAGCAAGAATCTGCTCCAACTGATCAAGTTCCAGAGCTTCTTCTACGTTGCCCCATTCGGTAGCTACGGTGAAGTAGTTCTGGACTGTACCAGTTGCCTTGCCTGCAATGATGTCTGACTTAGTGCTGGCAGAGATATCACCGCCAGAAGTACGGATGGAGTTGTAGTCGTGCGGACGTTTGAAGTCTACGTTACTACCACTTGAAGGATTGAATTTGCCACTCAGGAGTTGAGTGTCAACTGTCTTTGTTACTACTCGGCTGGACTCGAATGCCTCCAAAAAGACACGGGCCACCTTCCGAGTGATATTGCTGCTAAGATTATTAGCCATGATCGGATCACCTCATTCATTCAAAGGTTGCTCCTTTCGGGCCGCCAGCTTTCGGTACGGAACCGGAACCTTGCGGAGTATCTAGCGGCTCAGGAGCGGCATTTACTTTAGGTTTAAGTTTCCTAGCGTTAGGCATAACTTGATCATTAAGATACAAAACAGCCTGAGTCACCGGCATTTGTGCCAGCTTATCAAGCTCTAAAAGATTCTCGCCAAGATACAACGTACCAAGACTCCCATCGTCTAAATCAAGAAGATGGTCTGCCAGTATTGGGTCTAGCCCAAACTGAGCAATCTTGTTCGCTGCTACCTGAAGATCATCTTTTTTGACACCCAGCTTCTCAGCCCGGTCTGCATAGGTCTTAATCTTCTCATTACGCTTAACTAGCTGCTCGCGCTGCAACGCCTGCTGCTGTGCTTGCTGCTGTTGCTGCAACACGGCCTGCTGTGCGTCATATTCAGCACGTTTAGCTATTGCCTCATCACGCTGCTTCAATCGCTCCTGAATCTCTCGATCCGTGAGCGCATAAAAGTCAGGCGTTTCAGGCACTTGCGGCGGTTGCTCTGCGGGAATGCGGCTTTCCAGCTCTTGCAACTTAGCTTGTAGACTTTGGACTTCCCGATCTCGTTCCTTGATCTGGTAGACCTTTTCACCTATAGCTTTGTCAAAAGCCTTCTGCTGCACCTCGTCAAAGCGCGGCCTAGTGGATTCTTCCTGCTCCTCAGCAGTATCCGGTGATGACTCGGAGTCAGTTGCCTGACCTTCAGTTTCAACCTCTTCAAGCTCTTGAGCCTCATCGAGCGTATCTTCTGGTTCCATCTTATACCTATGTAAATGCCGTCAAATAAACGGTGACGTTCCGCACCTCCATAAAAGCGTGGAGTTCGCTATAGCCTAACTATACCACATATTGTGGTTTTGCAAGCAATTATTGCAAATGCACTTGTTTAACACTTTCGTAAACTTTGCTACAATAAGCCTATGAAACTCAAAACTAACAGCTCTCTTAGCCTTGATTGGTACGAAGCGGTTGATAGCGATTGGCAAAACTTTGAGAACGCCGACCTGCTCAACCAGCTAATGATGGACGATGGCGTTGTCTCCGATGACCGATTCATGATTTGTAAGCATTATGAAGAGTTACGGTCTGACCAAACCTCTTCTAACTAAATCATCTACCATATCTCGCGTAATGACTCCGTGACCTCCGGGAAGGAAGGCTTTCATCGTCGGGCTAGAAAGTGAACCTCCTATCGGGAAGTCTCTGCCAGCATCTAACTGCTTCTGCCTAAAATTGTAAAATCCTTTATCTTGCGTTCCAGCTAAAGGATTAAACTCGAATATATTGACCTTTTCAGTATCTCTCAACGCACCTAATGGTCTACCCATCAGCGCTGATTCATACGAAGGATGGTCTGAATCTAAAAATCTTCTGTCAGCAACGGCTTGCGGATCAAGCTCATAGATCATGTCTATATCACCGAATACCGGCTCAAATTGAGTTGGATCAGTAACGATCGCTCTGGCTTGCGACCTGCTTAATGATCCAGCGTCTCTAAACTCATCTAACGCCTTTGTAACCGCCTTCCTATCTCCTCCAAGCTCTTTAAGATACTCAGGAGTAGCGTTATCAATACCAACCCAATTAGGAATTGGCTTCATCTCATCTTCTTTGGTTCCTTTACCTTCTCGGATGCGCCTATCTAACGCAATTTTGTCTGACCTGCTCATAACTTGCTGAGCATACGGAACCATGATGTCCGTACTCATTGTTGCAAAGTCTGGACTTGCTGGCCTCATTCCAAAAGGAATAAATGCTACTGGCCTGCCTCCGAGAGCTTGAGCCGCCTCTGCTCGGTTTAGCTGACCCATTACAGCTCCGGGCGCTGAAGCGAACGCTATTCCTCTTTCTAAATTCTGAGGCTGTAAGCCAAAATATTTACCGCCTCGCATCACCGCGTTTACTGGAACGTCATTCACTGAAGTTACTGTTTCTAGCCCGCTTCGTGATGTATCGGACATACCCGTGATAAATGGTCTATCAACTAAATCCTCTGCACTTACAATCGGAGCGGAAGAGATAACTGGGTCAGTCATCTCAACAGTCATTTCATTTACTGACTTAGGATCGCCAACTCTCATCAACAATTCTGTATCTCTCGTTACTTCTGGGATGTCTCCTCCGAAGTAACGGCGTAAACTTGACTCGCTTGTCTTGATTCCTTTTGACGCAGCATCACCGACAACAGGAATCATGCCAGCAGCTAAAGCCGTAGTGTCTATAGCCGTGCCGATCAGGTCACCAGAGCCAATAGACTGACGCAGATCACCTACGCCCATCGCATCACCTACGCCGGGAATGAAGTCAAGCGCGTCCACAGCCGTATCTACTAGCTGGCCTGTGCGATAACCTTCTCTGCCTGCGATATTGCTGCCGCCAAAGTAGTTATTCAGGAATGAGCGAGCGGTCTCTCTGAACGCTGGATTGAACGGATTGATTGACGTAGGCGCTGCCATCACGCTCTGATTAGACGGCACTGGTGCTTGAGCTACCTCGTCTGGATTCACTCCGCGCTTTTCCAACTCTCTTCTTGCGGCTTGCTTATCCTCTGCCAGCGGAGTTCCTTGCTTGTATCCTCCTTCTGCATAACGCAAAGCACTGAGCATATTAGGCGCTTGCAAAATATTTCCAGAGCGAAAAGCCGCATCCATTGCCTGCCGATTATCTTCGTACTCAACTAGCCTACCGTCTTCCATCTGTATTGTTGGAAAAACGTAAAAGTTTCCTTGAGCATCGCTTTCCGCAGCCATTCTATGCGTTGATACAGAACCATCTGGGTTTTGTATCACCGGATAGTTCTGCGGGTTGTTGATGCGATCAATAAACTCAGGCTCATTCCTGTAAATCGGAATCCTTTGCGGCTGTCCTATCGGATCGTCTAAAACCTGCCTTAGCGCACTAGCCACCGTTTGCAATCCTCATCAGCTCAGCGTTTGACATTGCAGCCATTTGGGACTTGCGGCGCTGCTCATCCATCATGTCGGACATCTTCTGCTGGTTGTCTAGCTGATCGCCAAAAGACTTGATCTGCGTGTGGTCAATGGTTGCGTTGGCCTGCTGGGCCTTGATCTGGGTCTCCATGCGCTTAGTCTCAGCGTTGAATGCGTCAACCTGATTGTCAGCCTGATCACCCATTGTCTGAGCCTGTAGCTTCTGAGCTTCGATCTGGAGCTTCATCTGCTCATTCTGGAGCTTGGCTTGCTCGATCTGGGCGCGTGTCATCTCTGCCTGCGCCTTCATCTGCTCAGCCTGCGCCAGCACCATTGCTGGGTCTTGTGCCTGACCTTGCTGTGCAGCCTGCGCCTGTTGCGCCATCAGCTCTTCTTCTGTCAACTGGTCTTGCGGTATGAGGCCAGCAGCGATCATCTGAGCGCGTTTACGGTCTGATATCTGCTGGGCCGATGCCGTGGCTATGTTGTCCAGCAAAACGTCTCCAGCGATCTGTAAGACGCTAGGATCAACCTTCGCAATCTCAATGATAGTCTCAATGGTCTCCTGCTGGCGGTTCTGGAAGCTCGCACCAGCCTTGACCATAACGTCATACACGCCCATTGATAGGTCATTGAGCGTCACAACTTGGCCTGTCTGCTGGTCTATCACGCGCTGGTTGATGTCAGCTACGTCATAAGTCTGGTCTTCCTTCAGGATTCTTACAGTGCGCTCTGAGTCGTATATCTTCGGGATCGCGTCAACAAGGATGCGGCCTGTGGCCCGAATGCCAAACTCAAGCGACTTGAAGTATTTGATCGTGCTGTTGTTGCCTTTGTCCTGTAACTGCTGGATTGCAACGCCTGACTGAAGGCCGGGATTGTCACCCATGTTGGCAGCAAACATACCGCTGGCGTAGGTAATCATGCCCCGCATAGCCTCTGAAATATTGCGGAGGCCCGGATTGATGTCAGCGCCGCCTTGCTGTTGTGGCACGGCTGGTGACTCAGGATCGACATTGTAAAACTGCACTGGGTCAGCGTTGGTGTTTAGCGTCTGGAGCTGCTTCTCGTGACCACTGGCCTGAGCCATTGTCATCCAGTATTTAGCTCTAGGTGCGAGTGCGCCTTCCTCGATCTCGCGGCTCATTGAGTAGTTCAGGACTCTCTGGCTGTCCAGCAGCTTCTCAACCACGCCCCAAAAGATCGTCTTGTTCTCAAAGATTTGGTAGTTGCCAAACACAGGCACAACCGGAATCATGCCGAATACCGTGTCCTTCTTGTCCTCTAGCCAATCCTTCGCATCAAAGTAGCGTGAGCAGACCTTCTTGTGCAGTCGCTTTCTGCGCCGCACCTCAGTGACACCAATGCTCTCAAGCTCATCCTGCGCGGTCTTGTAGTCATCATTGACCTCATAGACCTGACCATTAGACATCAGAACAAGCTCGCGCTCTTCTTCCTCGCAGTACAGCAGCTCACCGATCACCGTGACCTCAGCCTTGTCGTAATAGGCATCACCATCACGGCCTTCATCTAGTGACTCACCACTGCCTTCAGGCCAGCGCCGCTTGTACTCTTCGTTGCTGATCGCATGAAGCACAAAGCAATACCGGCTGTCGGACTTGTCTTGCTTCTCAGCAGCAGGATCAAACCAGACGCGATCTATTGGGTTGCCAATCTTCTCAATGAACAAGTCCTGCTCAAAGCTGTCATCGTCAACGTACTTGTGGCTTACACGCCATGCGTCCATGCCAGTAGTGACCATGCCTCTTGCAGCGTGGTTGTAGACCTCACGAGCATCAGACATTGACTCAATGTTGCGGATGATTCCATCGTAGGTGTTGGCTATGTCC